CTGTATTTGACACAATGCTTAATGCCTATGTCGTACAGCGTGGACAGAAACAACCNTTGTCTCTTGAAGCCTGTGCNGAACGCTATCAGTTAGACACAAAGAAACAGGACACACTTAAAGAGTATTTTAAGAAGGGTTATAGTACAAGAGATATACCTTTTGATGAACTTGCTATGTATCTTTCTGCTGACCTTCATGCTACACAGCAACTTGCAGACAGACTGATGGCACAACTAGAAACGGACGACAAGGAACTCGCAAGCACAGCTAAACTTACAGATGAAGTGGCTGTATGTTTGGCACGTATCTATCAGCGTGGGTTCTCTGTTGACAAGACTGTGCTTGATGAAGTACGTGTAGAGTTTGAGAAGGAAAGAAAGGAGCTTGTTACGAGTTTAGACAAGCAGTGTAGAGAACTTATGGGTGACTTTCCTATTAATCTCAATAGCCCAGAACAGTTATCTTGGGTCATCTACAGCCGTAAGCCGCACGACAAATCTATGTGGGCTAATCTTTTTGACCAGTATATGAACCCTACAGATTACAAGAGTACAGTGCGACAAAACTCTGCCGTTATATATAAGAAGAAAGCAAAGCAGTGTGCTTCTTGCTATGGCAACGGTCAGGTAAGAAAGACAAAGAAGGACGGTAAGCCATTTTCTAAACCTAGCAAGTGCTCTGATTGCTACGGTGTAGGATATATCTTTACTGACGTTCCTAATAGTGCAGCAGGGTTAAGGTTTAATGCACCTAATTCAAAGTGGGTTAGTGCCAACGGTTTTAGTACAAGTAAGGGTAACATAGAACTCTTAGAAAGCATGGCTAAGTCACGTAACATGCCACAGGCTGTGACATTCCTGCGTAATGTACGTAGACTGTCTGCTGTGGATACCTACCTGTCAAGTTTTATTGAGGGTATATCTAACTACACAAAGACGGACGGTAAGCTACACGTAAGATTACTACAACATCGTACCAGTACAGGAAGGTTCAGTGGTGCTGATCCTAACATGCAGAACATGCCCAGAGGTGGTACATTTCCTGTGAAGAAGGTATTTGTGTCACGTTGGAATGGTGGACAAATTATGGAAGCTGACTTTGCACAGCTAGAATTTAGGGTTGCTGCCTTCTTAGGTCAGGACAAGATAGCCATGAAGGAAGTGTCCACAGGCTTTGATGTACATGCCTACACAGCTAAAGTGATTACGGAAGGTGGTCAACCTACGTCCAGACAGGAAGCCAAGGCTCATACATTTGCTCCCCTGTACGGTGCGAGTGGGTACGGTAGGACACCTGCTGAAGCTAAGTACTATGAACAGTTTACTAAGAAGTATAGTGGTATAGCGGAATGGCATGGTAGGCTTGCTACAGAGGCACTCAAGACAGGTAAGATATGTACACCGTCAGGCAGGGAGTTTGCATTCCCAGACGTAATGAGAAGACGCAATGGCACAGTGTCGCACTTCACTCAAATAAAAAACTATCCTGTGCAGTCGTTTGCTACGGCAGACATCGTGCCTATATCTTTATTACACATAGATAAGTTATTGAAAGACTTAAACAGTTGCATAGTAAATACAGTACACGACTCAATAGTAGTAGATGTACACCCAGATGAGGTTAGTCAAGTGATTGATATAATTAATCAAACAAATGACGCACTCAAAAATCTTATTGATAATCAATGGGATATAGACTTTAACGTACCCCTAATGTTAGAGGCAAAAATAGGTAATAATTGGCTTGACACTAAAGATGTTATATGATATAACTATAAATCTGATTTTAATATAAGGAGAAAATATATATGATAAATGACCTACAGACTATTAATACTAACGACTACGACACAATGGCTAAAGCTATGGGCATTGCAAATGAAAGACCTGCCACTGCAAGTAAACAAAGTAATCTTGCAAGGGTAAAGATACAGCATTCACCACTGATGGGTAAGACAGAAGTAAGAGGTAAGGAAGTAAATGTGGAAGTAGTTGAGGGTGGTACATACAAACTGGACATACCAAATGGTGCGTCCTACTATGGAACAGGTGCTATCATACGACCCTTCATGCAACGGTTTATGTACAAGAAGTACGTCATGGGTACAGGTGGAGCTAAGAACAGATATGTAAAAACAATTATGTCCGATAATCTTAATATTGATCTGAAGGACAATGACGGTACATTTAATTGTGGTAAACCGTCAGGTTGGATAGATGACTTTAACTCCCTTCCTCAGAAAACAAAGGACTTGATAAAGGCAGTCAAACGTGTACGTGTTGTGTTTGGTAATATTACTCTGACTAATCCTACAGATGAACAAGGAAACTCTGTAAATAATGTTGCAGAGGACGTTCCCTTTATATGGGAGATTGATAATAGGGATGCCTTTAAGTCCATTGGCAAATGTTTTAGTGATTTAGCAAAATCTAAACGATTGCCTGTACAACACTCGATTACACTGGGTACGCAGTCTAATAAAATGAATAATGGTAATATATTTTATACACCTGCACCCACACTGGACATGACTAAGACACTTGACATACTACCAGAAGATCAGGAGATGTTTGGTAATCTTATGTCTTGGGTTGAGAATTATAATACTTACATTCTTAGCACGTGGTCAGAGAACATTGGTAAGCATGAGACTGTTGACAAGGAAATGGTTGAGGACTTTATTGACATTGACACAGACGAGATACCACAGTGAATCATAAAGGTGAATTAGCAATCCATCAGTACATGTCTGATGCTGCAAACGGAAAGTCCTCTATCTCTGAGGACACCGTTAAGCAGATAGGACAGGACGTAATGGACGCAATGAAACGTCAGTTTGGTAGTGGGAATAAAAGAGATAAGTTTAGGTTGCGTATGTCCAACATAGGTAGACCAACTTGCCAACTCTGGTTTGACAAACATCAGCCAGAGAAGGCACTCCCAAAACCCACAACCTTTGTAATGAACATGATGCTTGGGGATATAGTGGAAGCTGTATTCAAAGGTGTCCTAAAGGAAGCAGGTGTAAAGTATGAGGATTCTGAACAGGTATCTCTGGACTTGGGAGAGGATCATATTAATGGAACATATGATCTTGTTATTGATGGGGCTGTTGATGATGTTAAGTCGGCATCTGATTGGTCATACCGTAATAAATTTTCTAGTAGCGAAGACTTAGCCAGTGGAGATTCATTTGGTTATGTAGCACAGTTAGTTGGTTATGCCAAGGCTGCCAAGAAAAAACTTGGTGGTTGGTGGGTAGTCAACAAGGCAACAGGCGATTTTAAGTACGTACCTGCATCATCTATAGATGAACAGGAAGAACTAGCTAAAATTAAAGCTACAGTAGACACAGTAAATAGTAACACATTTAAAAGATGTTTTGAACCTGTAGCTGAATACTTTAGAGGTAAACCCACAGGCAACACCGTCCTAAACAGTGGTTGTAGATTTTGTTCCTACAGAGAAACCTGTTGGGATTTAACAGAAAGACCTGCCGTAAAGTCACAGGCTAAAGTACCCAAGATGGTGTCCTATATAAGTATGTCGGAAGAGTTTGCATAGTGGACGCTAAACAATTTATAGCAGCACGTAAGTATGGTTATCGTAGTGGATTAGAGTTAAAGACAGCCCAATACTTAGAGTCTATATCTGCATCGTACAGATATGAGAAAGTAAAAATAGAGTGGGAAGACTTAACGTACAGAACCTACACACCAGACTTTGTGTTGCATAATGGAATTATAATAGAGACAAAGGGTATGTTTACATCAGCAGACAGAAGAAAACATATTGCCATAAAGAAGCAACACCCTAAGTTAGATATACGATTTGTGTTTGAAAATAGTAAACGTAAGTTAAGTAAGGGAGCTAAGAGTAGATACTATCAGTGGTGTAACAAGTATGACTTTGATTACTATGACAGGGTAATACCCGAAGAGTGGTTGAAGGAAAAAGGAAAAGATAAACACCCCACGTTTATAAAATTTAATTGGCAAAAAATTAAAAGGAGATATAAATGATGGATGAAAAAATAGTATTAGATTTTGACGATGAGGACTTTATAATAACAATATCACCTTCTTTAGATGAAAACCTAAGATGGACAGGAGAAGTAAGAGTAGGTATAACGATGGCAGACCAAGACTTTTTACATGATGACGATTATCTCAGCCTACTACAGTTCTGTAACATGGTTTGTACTACAGTTCCCATGATGGAGAACGATGAAAACTTTAGAGATTTAGTACACAGACAGTTTGTAAAAGATAATGAAAAAATAAACAAAAGAGTATTGACAAAAGAAGGAAATGTGATAAAGTTAAACTTTAATAGTAACACAGATGGGAGTGCATAGTATGAAAATATTTGATGACGATATAAGTATAGACACATTAACAATAAATGGAAAAACAGTAAATGAAGATATGGTTAATCACCCACCACACTACAACAAGTACGGTGTGGAGTGTATAGATGCACTAAGAGCAGCAACAGGTGAGGGCTTTGAGTACTACTTGCAAGGCAATGTAATGAAGTATTTATGGAGATATAGATACAAGAATGGCATAGAGGACTTGAAGAAAGCTAACTGGTATCTTGAGTTATTAATAGAAGAGAAGCAAGACAATGAGAGTTAAGGTATTTTTAGTTCTTGATATAGATAGCGAAGAGTATCCAGTTCCTGCTGACGGAATGGTCAATGAAGAAATAGAACAAAGTATAGAGCAACACATCTATGATATAGATGGCATTAAAATACATTCAATTAAAACAATTACGGAGTAATGCACATGAACAATATGCTACCAACAGATTACCAAAACTTTATAGCTACGTCACGTTATGCACGATGGCTAGATGATGAAGGACGAAGAGAAACGTGGAGTGAAACTGTATCACGTTATGTGGATTACATGCATGATAAAGTTAATTTTTCTAAAAAGGATAAGACTGACATTGAGCAGGCTATCTTGGGGCTAGAGGTTATGCCCAGTATGAGAGCCTTGATGAGTGCAGGACTAGCATTAGATAGAGACAACACAGCAGGGTATAACTGTAGCTACCTACCTGTAGATGACCCCAAGTCTTTTGATGAAGCTATGTACATCTTATTGTGTGGTACAGGTGTAGGCTTTTCAGTTGAGCGTCAATACATTGACAAGCTACCAGAGATACCAGAGAAGATGTTCAAAAGCGACACTATGATAGTCGTTAAGGACAGCAAGGAAGGTTGGGCTAAGTCACTACGTATGTTGATAGCACTGCTGTATGCAGGTGAGATACCCACGTATGATGTCAGCAAAGTACGTCCTGCAGGAGCTAGGCTTAAAACATTTGGTGGCAGAGCCAGTGGACCTGCACCTCTCGTAGACCTGTTTAAGTTCACTATCAACTTGTTTAACAACAATGCAGGTAAGAAACTAACAAGCTACGACTGTCACTCTTTGATGTGTAAAATAGGCGAGGTTGTAGTTGTTGGTGGTGTACGTAGATCAGCTATGATTAGCTTGAGCAACCTGTCCGACATACGTATGAGACAGGCTAAGTCAGGACAGTGGTGGGATACCGCACCTCACATGGCACTCTCTAACAACTCTGTTAGTTACACAGATAAACCAGATGCTGAAACATTTATGCGTGAGTGGACTTCACTAATTGAATCTAAGTCAGGTGAGCGTGGTATATTCAACAGAGTAGCGGCAAAGAAACAGGCTGCTAAGAATGGAAGGAGAGACTCTGAACATGAGTTTGGTTGCAATCCATGTTCCGAAATAATACTACGCCCATACCAATTTTGTAATCTTACTGAGGTAATCATACGAGCTACAGATACCTTGGTTGATTTAAAACGTAAGGTACGTATAGCTACTATCTTGGGTACAGCACAGTCTACACTTACTAGGTTTCCTTATCTACGTAAGGTATGGAGTACAAACACAGAAGAAGAGAGACTACTAGGTGTATCTTTAACAGGTATTATGGACAATCAACTTACAAATGGTCAACATCAATATACTTCAACGGAAGGAAAGTTAAGCTTTGTACTACCCATGTTAAAAAAGGTAGCTATAGATACAAATGAAGAGTATGCCGAACTGTGGAACATACCACAGTCTACTGCTATCACTTGTGTCAAACCCAGTGGAACTGTATCACAGTTAGTAGATAGTGCAAGTGGTATTCATGCTAGACACAGTGAGTATTATACTAGAACTGTACGAGGAGATAATAAAGACCCACTAACACAGTTTATGATTGACCAAGGTATACCTAGTGAACCCGACGTTATGAAACCTAATGACACAACGGTGTTTAGTTTTCCAATGGAATCACCAAAAGGTTCAGTAACTCGTAATAAAATGACAGCTATACAACAGCTACGAATGTGGATGGCATATCAAGAACATTGGTGTGAGCATAAGCCTAGTTGTACCGTTACTGTACGTGACCATGAATGGATAGAGGTAGGTGCATATGTATACAATCACTTTGATGAAATGTCAGGTGTGTCATTTTTACCACACTCTGACCATGTTTATCAACAAGCACCCTATCAAGACTGTACAGAAGATGAATATAATGCTATGTTAGTTAAGTCGCCAGAGAATATAGATTGGAATAGACTAATGGACTATGAGAAGGAAGACACAACATCAGGCAGTCAGACCTTTGCTTGCAGTGGTGATACATGTGAAATTGTAGACATAGGAGCTTAACATGACAAACAACAGAGCTAGACATAACTTAGGTAAGTATGATGCCCCTCTTATTATACAGTACAAGAGAGGTATAGATGACTTTCATCGTGGTAGGGTAGCCAATCCCTTCCACAAAGACACGATGCAGTATCGTGAATGGGAGAGAGGTTTTAACAAAGCCTACTTTGAGAAGATGAGAAAGGTAGTTAAGTATGAGCAGAACAGGACTAATGCCAGAGCATGAGCAAGCACTACAAGATGAAGTAACTCAATGGTTAGAAAGGAAATATTTAATGGATTTTAATTCGTATCAAAGAATAGCAAAGACAACAGCGATTTATCCTGCAACACACAAGATACTTTACCCTGCACTTGGACTTGCAGGAGAAGCAGGTGAGGTAGCTAATAAGGTTAAGAAGTTGATAAGGGATGGCACAAGTTCTTTACCAAAGGAATGGAAAGAAAACATAGGCAATGAGATAGGCGATGTGCTATGGTACTGTG